GCTCTTGTTCCATATCTAGGGTTGTTTATGTGTAACTATAGGGTAAGATACCACCATATACAGTATGGTCAATGGTTCAATTACGAGACTATCAAAAAGTGGCGAGCAGAAAGTTGACCAGGCTTTGTCAGATCAAAAAATGTGCATATTTAAGTGGAGAATGTAGAACAGGTAAGACAATGGTGGCACTGTCTGTCGTCAGGAATATGGCACTTGAAAAGGTGTTGATTATTACTAAGAAAAAGGCAATACCAAGTATTGAGAGTGATATTGTAAAGATGAATCTTGAGAGGGTAGTATCCACAACTAACTTTGAACAGTTGAAAAATTTTAAGGGTACAAGCTGGAATATGATCATCGTTGATGAGGCTCACAGTGTGGGTGCATTTCCAAAACCATCGCAGAGATATCAGAATATTTTGCAGCTTAGATATAACAGCATCATTCTGATGAGTGGAACACCAAGCCCTGAGAGCTTCAGCCAGCTTTATCACCAATGGTCTTTAACACCTTTTTTATGGAGTCATTATCAGAACTTTTACAGGTGGGCTAGTGACTATGTAGATGTAAAGGAGAAAAGAGTCGGAACTGGTATTGTCATCAAAGATTATTCAGATGCGAGGCAAAAAAGAATATTGAAGGATATTGAACCTTATACAGTGCAGATGACCCAGAAGGAAGCTGGTTTTACTCAAGAGATTGAGGAGGAAGTGCATACAGTGAAAATGTCCAGGAGAACATACAGATTGGCGTTGAGGATTATAAAAGATGGTGTTATTGGTAGCCCTGGAGGAAGATCTGTCGTTGCAGATACTGGTGCAAAGGTAATGAGCAAGTTACGTCAGATTTATAATGGTCATGTAATCACAGAAAGACATGGAGCTGTTGTATTTGATAAAAGTAAGGCTGACTATATAAAAAATAACTTTAGTGGAAGGATTGCCATTTTATATTGTTTTATTGCTGAAGGCAAAATGCTGAGAGAATATTTTGGGGATAGGTCAACAGATGATCCAGATATATTTAATGCTGTAAGCGATTCAGTTTTTATCGGTCAGGTCAAGAGTTGCAGAGAAGGTGTTAATCTGAGCAGTGCCGATCATCTTATATTTTTTGGTATTGATTATTCTGCATTGAGTTATTTGCAGGGCAGGGAAAGGGCAAGTTTTCTTGGTAGGGATAGAAAGAATAAAATACATTATATTTTTGCAGAGAAAGGAATCGAGCCAAAGGTATATGATGTTGTTAAATTAAAGGAAAGCTACACGATCAACCATTACTACCATGACCGAAGCTCAATATCAGAAGAAGCTGATAGACAAGCACGAGAAAGAAGGGTGGACAGTAATCAAGTTAATTATGTGCAACAAAGCTGGCTTACCTGATTTGGTATGTATGAAACCAGATGAGGTTAAGTTTATTGAGGTCAAAGGGCCGAAGGGAAGATTAAGTGAAATCCAGAAATATAGGATTGAGGAATTGAAAGAAAAGGGATTCGATGTAAAAGTAATGAAACCTTGTTGACAGTTGTTGACAAATATGTTTATAATATAGGTATAGATACAACCCCCTCAAAATGACTGATTTACAAAAAGCAAAAACAAACTACGAATTAGCAATCCAAATCTTTGCTAATAATCCAACAGATGAAAACGCTGATTTTTATAGGCTTCAGCAAAAAATTTATGATCATGTCAGATATGGCAAGATGACACTTGCTAAAGCAAACACTACTGAAAAATGTCATTTTCATAAAACAGATTTTTTTCACACCGCAATGGTTTAAGGGAGACTAAGTAAATGACACCAACTTTTGAAGTTTTCCAGATTGAACTTACAAGCAATGAAAGAGACATTCATGCCTTGTATAAAAATAATAGAAAGAGGGAAAATCAACAGTTCGCTACTGCGGCATTGATTAAAGCCATTCATGAAGA